CGCTACTTGCTCAGAAAGTAAAGCTGTCAATTCAGCTTCAGCATCAATGTTATGGAATGCACTAACGTCTTGCGCTAGTTCAGGAGACCAAGTTGCTCTTAATTTCCTTTCGGTCACTGAAACAACAACTTCATCTAGTTCGAAAGAAACTTCTCCCATTTCAGTTGCGTATTCAAGAGACGCATATTGCATCCAAGATGGGTTAAAAGTTGCCCCACTTGTAGATGCAGTAGTTGCACCAATGTAACCATCAAATGTATTAGCTGAACAACTAACACAAGCTGGAGTTGTAAGATCCGCCTCAACTAATAGACAACCATCAGGAGTACAAATATCACCATAATCGACAATACCTTTTCCATATTTTTGTGCTACTAATCTAAATGGTACGTTACCACCTGCAGCTATAATTACATTACCACTTCCATCAGCAGCAACAATATCAGCACCACCATTAGTGACGTGTAGTGAAGCTAAGAATGACTCAGTATCCATTTCATTACCATCTGGTCCTGTTAATCTACCAGCACCAGTTTCACTAAATCCACTAATACAGAAAGTTACATTTCTATAACTACCATCAGCAGCTACAGGTTGATCAACAAATGCTGTAACAACGGTTTGTCCATTAGCACTTAAGATAACTGGACTAATACCAGCACCATCGGCTACGGTGAAAAGTGTTGCTTGCCCTTTTGATGCATCAAACATACCATCATTATAGAAAATATCGTAAAGATTCTTTTCTTGAAATACTGATAGTGTGGTATCTCCACAAGCTGAAAATACACATTCCTGATTTGATAACGCTGGTCCGTTTAAAGCAGCGTGATTTCTACCAGTTGTTTTTGGTACAAAATAGAATAATTTACCAATTGGCATATTCATGGCTTGTACTGAAACGATGTCATTAGCCAATAATTTAGAGAATACTCTCCTTACAATTGGAAAAACAACTGTTTCGAATGAACCAGACGAGTTTGAACTCGTAGCCTCATTCAAGAGAGCGGATGCTTGGTTTTCGTATAACTGAGCAATGTTCTCTCTTACATGACCTTTTAAACCTTCTAGGAAACCAATTCTGTTCCACTTCGAAATAGTTTTAGATCTTATTTGTTTCAAGTGTTCAAGTCCGATATTTCCGACTTCACCTGAGTTTAATAAATGTCCCATTTTTTTGAGTTTTAATTTATATTATTATTATGATATCCTTTTCATTAAATCTTTAATCGCTACGATTTGTGGATCTACATATGCTGTAGATTCGTTCAAATCGGAAGCTGAGGACTTAACAGTTTTAGTTACTTTTTTCACTACAGATTCAGTAATTGGTGTTTTACTATCCAATTCTGATTTAATAGATTTATAAATAGATTTAGAACCTTTAACACTATCAACTTCATCGAACCTCTTTAAGATGTTCATTTTTTCTTTTTTAGTGGTAGAATGTTCTGTAAACAATCTATTTACGTATGCTAAATTTGTATTGAATAAAGCAACTTCATTAAGTTTATCTTTGAATACCTTAAGAGCTCCTTTGTATTCTTCATTTTTACTCTTAAGTTCTTTGTATTCTTTTATTATTTTAGAATCAGCTACTTTGCTTACATTCTTAGGTGTTTTTCTCCTTTCAGAGATTGGTTTACGTGATTTACGAGATTCTCCTCTAACTGCACTATTAGCAAAAGATGTACCGGCTTTTTGACCACCATATCTCTGCCTTCCACCACCATAAGGCCCAGATTGTGCATTGTTTTGAGTTTTATCTTCTTCCAAAGATTCGTCATCTTTATAATGACCACCAACATTACCTATTTTATGTCCATCTCTTCTTTTATAATCGTGAAAGTTTCCACTCCAAGGAGTTTCATCATCTTTATAATGTCCATGAACATCACCTAGTCTATGACCATCTCTTCTTTTATAATCGTGAAAGTTTCCACCCCACATTTCAGCAAGATCACCATCTTCATCTTCATAGTGAGACAAAGCCTCTTCAGACTCCGGTTGGTCTACACCAACAACATCCTCATCTAATTCGATTTCATATATAGTATCTTCTTCATGTTGTGAACCACAACCTTCACACAATCCATCTCCACCTTCCTCCAATTCCTCGGATTCTTTAATGTAATACTCAGCACCTGTTTCATTATCTGTCAAGTAAATTCCGTCTTCATCTTTAATTACCTCTACTTCGTCATCATCGCCCATAGCTTTGAAAACTTTAAGTACTTCGTCATCGGATGCACCAGTTAAATCAATTTCATCACCACCCAAATCCATAGGTAATTCTGCAACATCAATATCTAATTCTCCAACAGCATCGGGTAAATCAAGATCAAGATCTAATTCCAATTCTGAGTCAACTTCTTCATCTGCAATTTCTGTATCTAAATCAATTATTTCATCAGAATCATCTCCAGTGACAATATCGTCATCTGGTATTTCTTCCTCATTTTCATCGGATCCTTCTAGTTCTGTATCGATTTCTAATTCTTCGTCTTCCTCTTTCAAAGACGACTCCACGATAGTTTCAATTTCTTGCTTCATATGAGTGGCAAGTATTTCTTTCGTATTGGCTTTTAAGGCATCCTCTAAAGACTTAGCTTCTAGCAAAGCCTCTTCGATGATAGATTTATTTTTTGTAGCCATTTAATTCTTTTTGTTTATTTTATATTATTAGAATATTTTATTTCTGCACATTAGTGCAATGTTATTTAATAAATATGTAGAAAATTAGAAAAGTATGATTTTTGTGGTATTTTAGTCACATAAAAAATCATCTAAAGAACCAATAAGTAAATTTTTATCAGACTTATCTTTAGATTCTGACATTTGTTCTTCCTTACTTGGTTCTCTATTGTATATCCAAGAACCGGGAGTTGATGGTGATGTCACTACATCCCAACATATTAATTCAAAGTCATCTTGAACTATATTTTTTCCATGTTCCTTCTCCAAAGAGCCTACACCCCTAGAAGATACACCGATCTTTAAATTTTTACGTAATAAATTAGCGACTAAATCTCCCTCACAAGAAATAATTCCTTGAGTAACAAATCCTGGTGACATTATAATTTCTAATTTACCCATTAGAACATTTCCCTCCCACCATAATTCTGTAACATTGTGTGAAATTCTACTTATTGCGACTATTGAACTCTCAGGGTGATCTGCCTCACCCATTGCTCTTCTTTCGTTAATTAGTTTAAGGTAGTTTTCGGCTTCTCTTCTTAAAATATTTTCAGGGTATACCCTTTCGTTCTTATTTTCAACGCCATATTTCTGCATTACAGCATAAACAACCAAGGGCTCCTCAACTATTGTTCCACCCTTGGTTAATTTATTTATCTCATTAATAAAATGTTTATTGTCTTTTGGTGAGATATATCCTGAATCGTATTCTATGAGAATACCTTTTTTCTTTACTTCATTATTCTTTAATATTTCTAACATAGTGATATACTTTACTAATAAATATATCTATGTTAAGAAAAACCTTATTTTTTAGTTTTATAAAAAGTAAAATGATCTTGCGTTTCTAAACAACTCCCTATTACATTTTTTACAATGTTAGTTGCGGTATTTATCATCTTTGGTTTATTAACTGGTATATTGTTTTTTTGATACAATGTTATTTCACATGACATAAAACTTCTTTTGTCATCACTTATACCTGAAGATCTCATATCTAAATCTACAATATATTTATCGCGATGAAAGTCATCTATATCTATAGTAGAATTTATATTATGTTTTATTTGTTTTCTTAAATTACTTATTATACTATTATAATTTATATTTTCTGTTTTCTTCATGGGCTCACCCCAAGCACATAAACTAATGTATATACTCTTTGGGTTTTTATTGTCAACCGTACCTAATCTTATTTTATAACTTGAATCTATATCTAAAGTTATTTCTTTGCCTCTTTTTTTCATTCATAATATTTTATTTTTATGTTATTTATGTTTAAAATATACTAAATAATTATAGGTTTGTCAACCACGAAAAAACCCACCTTATGGGTGGGTTTAATCTCATTGGTTTATTTTGAAATATACCTATTTTTTATCTAACAATTTAACTAGTACGATAACTGCTAACAGTCCAACGAATCCTGAGTTTCCTAAAGATTCAATTAGGGCTGTAACATTACCTACTACATCCATTCCAAATACTGCTCCTCCGAAGAGTACTTGTACTAAGATGCCTACAGTTAAGAATGTCATTAAGAGATCCGTAACTCCAGAGAAAAATGTTTTGATACTTCCAAATATCTTTTCCATAATTTTGTTTTTTTAATTTTTGTTATTGGTTAAAATACTAAGTTTAAATGCATACTTAGCCCTAGATTTCTTTCATCATTTAAAACATCCGAAAAGGTTAATCTTGGTTCTACGTTTACATGGTCTTTCCATTTATAAGTTTTACCTAAACCTAAATCAAAAGATTCTGAACCGGTACCATAACCAGCGAATGCGAAATTGTTCTCTTTAATATAATATCTCGCACCAACATTGATATCATCAAAATTTGCCATACCTAAAGTAATCCCCACATTGTCAAAGAAAAAATGGGTAATACTAGGAGAGGAAACATTAATAACATTTTCTGTTGAAGATATTGATAAAGTACTTAATTGGGTTGATCCCTTTTCTTGAGAAAAACCTGCAAAAGAACAAACAAATAGCGCAAACATTAAAATTAATTGTTTCATAATCACGTTTTTTTATAATTGTTATTGGTTCTAATCAGTGGCCACTGATTGTTTAAGTTGGTAAACCTTATCGATGTCACCAACATATTCATTTGGATTATAAGTCATTCTCAATAGTTTGTCTTTTACTTTGAGTAGCTTATCTTTCATATCCAAATCAGTATTTTCATTTAATTTATTATCGATTAAAACGATACATTCTTTTTTAAGATTTGCGTACACATTTTCTTTATTTTCTTCTGTGCCGTTTAAAACTGATTTAATTATATTTTTTTCACTTTCTGTTATATCTGAATATTTTAGATTAAATCTATTAATCGCCATTTTAGTTAATACACTAGGTGGTAAATTTACAGATTCATATTGTTCTACTTCTTGTTCTGATACTTCCACCATCTTTCTTGTGATGAAATTAATTGACTCTTGAATTTTATCTATCGAAGAAGCTGTTTTTTTAGTTTCTACTAATATATTAATATGGTTATATAATTCTATATTTTCTTTAACTAATTCTTTACCTTTTAATAAAGATACTAATTTTTTTATTCCCTTATTGATTTCTTTTTTATCTAATTTTTTTAAAAGTGTGATATTTTCGTTAATATAGTATTTAGCATCAGATTCATTAGTAAATTTTTTACTACTTAAATTCTTATATAATAAAAATTGTGATTTTAATGTGTTATTTTTTTTTAGTTCTTTTAAGTAACTATTAAATATTTTTTTACCTTCTTTATCTTTCTTAATGATAGATTCTGATAGGATCAAGTTAAAGGTGTCTTTTATTTTTCCAAAATTATCCATACTTTTTTTATTAATAAATATTAAGATTTCATAAAAAAGTCTATTTTTCTTCTTCTCGTACCAAACTATCTATCTCT